AAGAGAATCAATGAATCAAAGTTTAATTTATATTACTACTGCGGGCTACCGTGGTACATTTGCTTATGATACATTAATTGAAACTCTTTGTAAAATGGTAGGAAATCCTGGATCTGCCTTTGTGCTTGGCGGCACTTGGCGCTTGCCTGTTGTAGACGGTCTGCAAGGTAAAGACTTTATCGCTCGTCAAAAGATGGATGGTACCTATAAAGCGGAGTCTTTCGAACGTGAGTTTGAAAGTTGCTGGGCTGGAAATACTGAAAGTGCGTTCTTTGATTTTGAGAAACTTCAAAAACAGCGTGTACTTAACCTTGCGGAAACTAAATATAATAATCGTATGCCTAAGAATGGATATTATTGTATGGGTGTTGACGTTGGTCGTTTTGGTTGCCAGACAGAAGCGGTTGTTATTAAGGTGACGCCGCAAATGAATGGTACTCCTTTGAAACAAATTGTTAACATCTACTCTTGGGAAGCTGAGCACTTTGGTTTACAGGCTATCAATCTTAAACGTTTATTTAACCAATATAAATGTAAAATCTGCGTAGTAGACGGCAATGGCTTAGGTGCGGGTCTCATTGACTTTTTAGTTACAGACCAGCAAGATCCTGATACAGATGAAATGCTTTATAACTGGGGCGTTTATAATGACGAGGACCGCCATTATAAAAACTTTGTAACGCCAGACACAATTCATAATGCTATGTATATTATGAAAGCAAATCAGCCAATTAACTCTGAATGCTATTCTTACACTCAATCACAACTTCTTCATGGTAAGTTAAGATTTTTAATTGATGAAAGAGTTGCAAAAGAGAAACTTCTTGGGCAAGTTCAAGGACAAAAGATGAGTGCGGAGCAGCGTGCGGAGTATTTGCGGCCATATGTTCAAACGAGTATTTTACATACCCAAATGGTTAATATGATTAGCGAAAACGAAGGTGCGAATATTATTCTTAAACCGAGTTCCCGCAAGATTGCACACGATAAAATGTCTGCTTTAATTTATGGACTCTATTGGTGTAAACTTGAAGAAGATAGATCACATAAGAGAAAAACTCGTGATTTAAGTAGAATGATGCTATTTAGTCCGATGAAATCAATTAGATAATTTTGGACAAAGGCGAATAAAGATAAAGGCTTTAGTTTTAATATTATTAAGATAATTAAGTAAAAATTTGGGACAAAACAAAGAAAAAAGGTAGTTCTAAAAAATATATATATTATAAATGAACGAGAACTTTTCATTGTCTCATAAAAGGAGATGAAGACCAATGATGAGTTCTAACTTGGAAAGAAAGATCCATTATATTTTAAAGGACAATGATATTCCTTTTGAAGAAGAATATGAATTTTCTGATTTAATTGCGTCTTCTGGAAAGCCTCTGCGGTTTGATTTTGCAATTTTTGATGATAGCGGCAATTTAGACTTTTTAATTGAAGCTCAAGGCATTCAGCATTATCAAGCGCGCCCTCAATTTGGTGGAGCAAGAGGTTTATATCGTCAACAATATAACGATCGGAAGAAAAGAGAATATTGTTCAAATCATAACATACCCTTATTATTGATTCCCTATTATGATGAACCAATTTTATCTTATGATTATATAATGCGTCTTGCTGGATATAGTTTTTAAAAGGGGGTGAAATGGCTACTTTTAGAGATAAAAATGAACGAGATTTTCGTATCATTTCTCAACAAAAAACTTTACGTCCTACTGACTTTAACAAAATAAAAGTTGGTAGTAGAACATTAGCTAATGATGTAACATTAAACGTTCTATCAGCTAAAAGACGACCTCCTAAATATACAAGAGAAAGTGTAGAAGAAACAATTCAAAAAAGAGATATCAAAGCGTTGCGCGCAATTTCTAACTTTTTCTTTGAAAGTAGTGGTATTTATTCTAGATTATGTCGCTATATGGCGTACTTATTTAGATATGATTGGTTTGTAACTCCTATCATTTATGATTCTAAGATTAGTGATGAAAAGGTTGTTGAAGGATGGTATAAAGCTGTTGGTTTACTAGAAAACAGTGGATTAAAGAAAAATTTTGGTGATATCGCCTTATCTGTAATTAAAAATGGATGTTATTATGGATACTTAATCAAACAACCTGGGGCAGTTTTTATACAAGAACTTCCTGTTGATTACTGCCGCAGTCGCTATAAATTAAACGGACGCCCTGTTGTTGAATTTAATATTAAATATTTTGAAACAGAACCGTTTAGAGATATTAATTATAGAATGAGAGTTTTAAAGCTTTTCCCCAAAGAAATTTTGAAAGCATATATCTCCTATAAAAACGGTACCTTGGAAAAAGATTTTCAAGGAGATGACGCTGGATGGTTTCTTTTAGACCCAGCTATGACTGTAAAGTTTAACTTAGGTAATAGTGACGCACCACTATTTATCTCCGTTATCCCTTCAATCATAGACTTGGATGATGCAAAAGATTTAGATAAAAAGAAAAGAGAGCAAGAGCTTCTAAAGATTCTTATCCAAAAGATGCCAATTGATAAAAATGGTGATTTGGTATTTGACCTTGATGAAGCTGCAGAACTTCACAAAAATGCAGTTGAGATGTTGTCCCAAGCAATTGGAATTGACGTTTTAACTACCTTTGCGGAAGTCGATGTTGCGGATCTCTCTGATAAAAGTAATGCTTCTACCGTTGATAAGCTTGAAAGCGTCGAGCGCGCAGTTTATAACGAAGCCGGTGTTAGTCAAATGCAATTTAACACAGATGGCAATATCGCACTTCAAAAATCTATTGCGAACGATGAAGCAACTATGAGAGATTTAATTTTACAATTTGAAGAATTTTTGCAACTTCTCTTAACTCCTTTTAATAAAAATCCAAAGCGTTTAAAATATAGAGCAAATATGTTGCCAACTACTGTGTATAATTATGTTGATCTTTCTAAACTTTATAAAGAACAAACACAGATTGGTTTCTCTAAGCTATTGCCGCAAGTCGCACTGGGCATGGATCAAAGTACTATTATGGCAACGGCTCTATTTGAAAATGGAATACTAAATCTTGATGAACTATTTGTTCCTCCACAAATGTCTTCTACGATCAGTAAAAAGGACAGTGCTGATGGTAACAAGACTGGACAGACTCAGAATAAAGTTGGTAGGCCGGCAAAGCCAGATGATGAAAAGGCCACTAAAACAATTCAAAATCTTGAGTCAGCTGGATAAAAATAGAAAGGTGAATATATGAATCAGAATCGCTCAGTCGCTACGATTGAGGAGCCAGAATTTATTAATATTCAACCCTATAACCCATTAATTTCACAATGTGAAATCAAGGTTCTTTATCTAGGCCAAAACAGAAACCACTCTTATATTGATAAGAATACGGCAATTCAAATGGCTAATTCTTTGCCTGGAACACCAATAGTTGGAGCCTATCGTAAAGATGTGGAGGACTTTGGTGATCATGGACATATTATCCATATTGAAAACGGAGAAATTACTTTCTCCTGCAAAACTGTTCCGTATGGCTTTGTAGCGCCAGACGCGCAAGTTTGGTTTAAGAAATTCATAGACACTGACTCTTTTGGTAATGAAATTGAAAGAGAATATTTAATGACAACTGGATACCTTTGGACAGGTCAATATGAAGAAGCAATGAAGGCCATCCAAGAGGGTAAAGGTCAGTCTATGGAGCTAGATGAAGCGTCCCTTAATGGTAAATGGGAAACTGATAATCGAACTGGCATGGAATTTTTTATTATAAATGATGCAATTTTTAGTAAACTTTGCATTTTAGGCGACGATGTTGAGCCTTGCTTTGAAGGCGCGGCAGTCACAGCCCAAGAGGTTTCAAGTAAATTTAGTTATAAAGATTTTTCTACGACTTTATTTACTATGATGAATGAATTAAAAGAAGCGCTAAGAAACAAAGGAGGCTTAGAAATGCCTAATGAGTTTACTGATGCGGCTGTTGATAATTCTTTAGAAGAGACTATTGTTGAAGAGCCTACTGCAACTTTCGCTGATGAAGGCGGAGAAGAAGTAGACGCTGGTGCTGATACAGAAACAAATTCTACTGAAGGAGATTCTGGAGAAGGCGCTGATACAGATGAACCCGTTGGAGACGATAATCCAGATACTACTGAAGAAGAGGTCGTTGAAGACGATGATGATGAGGGCAGTTCCACTAAGAAGCGTAAGTTCACTTTAACTGAAGAAGAATATACTGCATTAAAAGCAGAAAATGACGCTCTAAAACAAGAACTAGCTGAGCTTAAAACTTTTAAGCTCGAGATCGAGAACCAAAAGAAAGACGCTCTTATTAATCAGTATTATATGCTGAGTGATGAAGATAAGGCAGATATTATTGCTCATAAGAGCGAATATAGTCTCGAAGAGATTGAATCAAAGCTCGCTGTTATATATGTAAAGAAGAATGTTAATTTTTCTATGAATGAAGAGAACGAAGAAGAAGATGATCCTTCTACGACTTTTTCTCTAGAAGATACGGTTGAGAGTGTTCCTGCTATTGTAGAAGCACTACGTAACATTCATAAATAATTTGTTATAAGGAGGATTTTAATGGCACTTGCTATTAAGCGTGGCGATTACGGCTATGGCGTAGTAGAAGATAATCATCTTTCCGCAAAGCGTTCAGGTCATGTATATGGTCAGCTGCCTGCTGCCGCAGCTATTACTCAACTTGAGAATGGGCAGTATGTTAAATATGATTATGCCGCTGGTGAATGCAATTTTACTGGCGAAGGTCGTTTTATGATGGTTTATAATGAAGAGAAGCTTTATGACGAGCGTCATCAGATGCATCGTGATTATGTCATGAAGCCAGATGATTTTTATGACGGTAAGATGTATCCTCGTGTTATCGCTATAGAAGTTGGAGATATTTATACCACTAACTGCGTAAAAGATGGTACATATAGCGTTGGTAATAAGCTTGCTGTTGGTGCAGACGGTATCCTTGATATTCTAAGTGGCTCTGCTACAACCGGGCAGCCCGTCCTTAAGGTAGTTAAGGAATACACTATGCCCGATGGTACCCCTGGCCTCAAGCTTCAATGCATCGCCTAATTGAAAGGAGGAATAATAAATGGAATATTCAGATCTAAAGAAACTTGCTGTTATTGCTTGCCAAGCAGATAAATCTAATCCTATTGCTTACTCCTTTGGCGATGAAAAGTGGTCACTAGGAGATGTAAATAATGCTCTTCGTGCTGAGTTTGAGAAGCTAGCTCCAAAGGGTGATTATTATGCTTATAAGGAGAATCAGAATCTTATTTTCCGTCTAATTACTGAGACTATTGATGAGGTTCTTCCTGCGCGTGTCGATGATCTTTATATGCGTTTTGCTGATGTTCAGCACGTCGGACAGGGCGAAAAGGCTGTCTTTAAGACTCGCGTAACCGAGGCTTCTAAGCGTCGTGCTAAGGCTTTCGTTACCCGCGTTGGTCTTGCTGGTCGTTATGAGACTTTCATGCTTGATGGAAGCGAAATGACCGTTGAGACCGGAGCTATTGGCGCCGCTGCCAAGATCGGCTTCGAGGAGTTCCTTGATGGCCGTTGGCAGTTCTCTGACTTTACCACTCTAGTTCTTGAGGGTATTGATGAGTTCATTTATAGAGAGGTTGCTAAGGAAATGGCTTCTGTAGTTGCGGCCCTACCTCAACCTAACATTTACTCCGGTTCTGGTTTCAGTGAGCAGGACATGGATGAGCTTTTAGCTATCGCTGACGCTTATGGTCATGCTGCTATTTACTGCACCTTTGAGTTCGCTTCTAAGATGGTTCCTAGCCAAAATTGGGTCTCTGGCGATATGAAGAACCGTATGTGGGAGCAGGGGTATCTTGGTAATTACAAGGGACATGATGTAATTATCCTGCCTCAGTCCATTGACTATGATAAGCCACTAAATACTATGAAGGCTATTGATCCTTCTAAGGCTTACATCATCCCAACTGGTGCCGAGAAGCCTATCAAGATTGTCTTTGAGGGCTCAACTCAAGTGCGCGAGATCGAGGATAACGATGACTGGAGCCGCGATATGCAAACTTATACTAAGGTTGGTGTTGCTGTTCTAACTCAACAGTACTGGATGTGCTGCTACGAGAACACAGACCTTACTATGAGCACTCGCTAATTAAAACAATTCTGAGGGGAGAGAGAAACTTTATCTCTCTCCCCTTTTTGAGATAAAAGGAGATATTATATGGTAGAAGATACTCAAGAAATTGAAGTTGTCAATTTAACGAATCATAAAGTTGGTTATAATCTCGTTGATGAAAACTTACATCGCAGCTTACAGCCAAATGAGCACAGAAAAATTCTTGCGGGCGAGCTCCGCAGATTGAATTATCAAAAAGGTGGTCATATTCTGTTAACAAACTATCTAAGTGTTAAAAATGCAGAATTAGCTAGAGAGTTTGGCGTGGATGTTGATAATCAAATTGAATATAATTGGACTCCAGAAGATGTTGACCGAGTACTTCAAACTGGTACAATTGAAGAACTAATGGATGCAATGGATTTTGCGCCAGAGGGTATTAAACAGCGTCTTGCCGCAAGAGCGGTTGAGTTAAGAATTAGTGATAGTAATAAGCGTAAGGTTATTACTGATAATTCTCCATATGATATCGACGCTCAAATTAGAAATGTAGAAGCAGCTACCGCAGACGAAGAGCCTGTCGAGACCAAGCCTAAGCAGCGTCGTGCTTCTAGTACACGAGCGAATAATGAACGCAGGGTACAAAAGGATTAATTAAAGGAGGTTGTTCTATGAGTACCTCTTTTCAAAATATCGAAAACCTTTTTTTAAGTAAAATTACCGATGATATGTATATGGAGCTAACCCCGGAAGATACAGCTGCAATGTTAAATGAAATTTTACTTGCGGCGCTTCCTTTTTTCGAGTTTCCCGCACAAGATATTATGGGTAGTGTAGATATAGAGAATGAATCCTTTCTATTGGATTTAACCTATGAAGAACAAAATATTATAGCTACCTATATGGTAGTAGCTTGGTTTAGTTTTCAATTAGCTAATGTTGACTTAGTTAGACAAAAGTATAGCGGTTCTGACTTCTCTTTTACTTCTCAAGCTAGTCATATGAAACAATTAAATAATTTGCGAGAACAATATAAACAAGAAGGCTTTCACTTACAGCGTTTATATTGTAGAAGAGAGAAAAAAACTGATGGATCTATTGGATCTACCTTCTGGAAGCTTCGTGGAGAAGGGACTGTGAGGGAATGATTAATAGATATGGCATTGAGATTAGTAAAGAAGCCGTTTTTGAAAATTTAACAAGAATTGGCTCTCAAATTTTTAAGCTTCTTCCTTATAACGAAGAAGGAGAAGATTGGGTAAAACCGCTTGAAACATTATGTATTGAAATTGCTGGATTACAATATCTTTTTCCTGATAACAAAGATATATTTACTTTAAGTTGTAAGCTTGAAGGATTGCGGCAAAGCGCTAATGATATAGATTTTATGCTTTTCCGCAGAATGATTTTTGAAATGTGTAGTTTAGTAGGGACGATAAAAACTAAATTAACAGAGGAGGGGTAATATGTCTTTAGAAACCCTCCAAAAGAGAATTAATTGGCTTGGTGGAAGTCAACTTCAAAGAATTAATAAGCAAAAGTTACGTTCTTTATTATGGGCTTTAAAGAATGACTATAATAGCAGAACAATAAAAGTTTTGTCAACAAATGAAACTTATCAAGCCTTAATTAATTTAGATAAATTAAAGCCTGACTATGATCGAAAAATTGTATCTATTCCATTTGACGCGCAGCTTGAACCTGGAGATATCTTTCAGTGTGTTGATGATGGTAGCAAATGGATGGTTTATCTTCCTCGTTTAACTGAAACCGCTTATTTACATGCGGACATTATTAGATGTCGTTATCAACTAACGGTAAATGATACTGTTTATGATGTATATTTCCAAGGTATGACAGAGACAGACGTTCCTTGGCGTATTAAGCGAGGAGTTAATTTTAATGAACTAAATTGGTCTGGCACTATCTTTATTAAAAATAATGATGAAACTAGAGACTATTTTGATAGATTCACTAAAATAAAAATTGATGGTAAACCCTATGAAATTCAAGTTGTTGATCGAATTTCTGTTCCAGGTATTATTGAGCTTGAAGTGCTCGAAGATTATACCAATTCAATAGAAGAATTACCTTCTGTAATTTTAACTGAAACTGATAGTATTATTATCGGAAAAGATCATGTCCTTCCAAGAGAGCAGGTTAATTATACTATCCCGACTGAGTTAATTGCGGACGATGGTCAATGGCTAGTTGCGGAAAATGATAGTGTGACTATCACCGCACAAGATAAAGAGTATTGTAACCTTCTAATCGGAGAAGATGCAATAGGTAGCTTTGTTATTCAATATAATAATTATTCAAGAGAGATTATTATTGATGAAGCACCTGCCGCAATTATTACTGGAGATACAGATGTTTATCCATATGATATTGTTACATATGATTTAATTGATTCTTCTGCTATTGGAACGTTTGCTTTGGATACAACAACAAAAGCTAAAATTATTCATTCAACTTCAAACAGTTGTACTGTTGAGATTTTAACAAGTAAAAAAGGTATATTTAATTTGCTTGTTACTATTGGAGAAAATAATTATACTATTCCAATTAGAGTTTTATCTTTGTAAAGTAAAGGAGGAAAAATGAAAATACAAAATTCAATTATTTCAAATAATTTTAAAACCACCTTTGCTTCTATTACAAAGGATCAAGAAACAATTTGGAAAAAGCTTTTTGTTGAAAGTAGACCTTATAGTGATAAATTAAAGCGTCTTTTAGTTATTAATACTCCAGATTGTTTTGATGAAACTCAATATCAATATACTAAAACAATTAATTCTTATTCTATTAAAAAATTAAAAGATGAGAAATATATTCAAGTTGTTCCTAGGTTACCATTAGAAGGTTATCCAGAAACTAAATCTTATATTATTTTAGAATTTGATAACGTCTTTCCTTCAGGTAATCCTGAGTTTACAAATAAAACAATTTCTTTTGATATTATTTGTAACTTAGATCAATGGGAGCTAGAAGATTCTCAAATTCGTCCTTGGGTTATTGCTGGTTATATTGATGGTATTTTAAATCATTCAAGATTATCTGGCATTGGCCTTTTGGAATTAATGGGAGCAGAACAAGTTGTTTTTAGTGAAGATCTTGGTGGAGTTATTTTAAGATATACTGCGACCAATGGTCGAGAAGATGATGAAGTAGAGAATCCGCAGATTCCTGCTGATACTTATGTTGCTCAAAGTGCATAGGTGATTTTATGGAAGTAAAAGGAGAGATTATTGCTCTTGCATTGTCAGGGGCGCCTATAAAAATAGATAGTTGCAATATTGCACTTATTCAGCCAAAAGTAAAAGATGTTTGTGTTTTTGGTGAAGATAAATTTTTATTTAATGTTCAATTAATGAGTAAGACAGATCAGTATATTAGAGATATTAAAATGGGCAACTCGGAATTAGAAATTATTCCTGACTTTAATATATTATTAGCAATGATTGAACAAGACAAAGAAACAAAAAAGCAAATTGAAGAATTTTTAAATTTTATTTTTCCTGGCTATGTAATTAATATAACTTTAACAGAAATTAGTTTTAAAGTTGAAGATAAAATTGTAGGTCAGATTAATCCAATAAATTTTAAAGATATTCAAACTATCATACAATTACTTTTTCTCCCTAAATTAAAGGACGATGGAGAAATAGAGTATAACCCAGAAGGAGACAAAGCTAAAGAAATTACTGAAAAGATTTTAGCTGGTCGAAGGAAGCTTCAGCAACAGAAGTCAAAAGAAGAACAAAAAAATTCTTTGTTTGCGTTGTATACTTCAATTCTTGCTGTTGGAATGGGAGCAGATATAAATATGTTTATGAATTATACTCCTTTTCAACTTTTTGATTCTTTAAATAGATTTTTTAAAAAGAATGCTGAAGATTATTATACGAGATTAAGTACTACACCTTTTATGGATGTAAGTAAAATAGAACCTCCTCCTTCTTGGGTAGATAATTTATATTAAATATTATCGAGTCTGTCCTCTCGTTAATATATAAGAGAATAAGTGTAAAGTGCGATTTACATTTTATTACAAAGGAAAAAATTGTATACAAGATTTTTCTGTTAATTAAATAGAAGAAAGGAGAACAACATATGCGTTTTGGTATACGTGAAATCTGTGATGTTGTTTTCAAGCCTTTAACTCCTGTAGATTTTGGTAAACAGCACTTTGACAAAGGACAGCCTTGTCTAATTATTGATACAGCTAAGACTTCTACCATTGAGTCTGCCGTTACTACGGTTTATGCTCAGGGTGGTAAGGGTAACCCTCGTCTAATCGGTTGGGACGGCGAGAAGACCATTACCTTTACCGTTGAAGACGCTCTACTTTCTGAGCAGTCCTTTGCTATGCTTTCAGGGTGCGGCATCGCCGATGCTCTTGAGTCTAAGCCTCTTTACGTCCACACTACAGCTACAACCGTTATTGAGGGAACTGCCGCGCAGCCCTTTGCTGTAGTTGAAGGTGTAGATGCTAATGCCGATGTTTATATTAGCGCTGCTGCTCCAATGTATGCTACTATTTTAAATAGTGCTGGCGCGGCTGATGGATATCTTCCTGCTATTAAAGCTGAGCAAGTTGAACGAACAGGCGGAGACCTTAAGATTTATTTTTATCAGAGAGCAGATAATGACGGTGGTGCTCGTTGCACTGATGAGGCCGCAGCTCATTTAAATAGCAGCATTACTTTTGACTTTTATCTCAAGTATACTGACCATGTAAAGGAAATGGCTATTACTCCTGATAAGTTTGCTGGTTACTACTACATTGAGGCTTCTACCCTCTTCCGTGATGAAGAGACTGGCGCGGACCTTCCTGCCGAGCTTATTATTCCTCGTGGTAAGATTCAGTCTAACTTCACTCTAAGCATGGCTAACAGTGGTGATCCTTCAACCTTTACGTTTACAATTGACGCCTTCCCTGGCTTTACTAAGTTCGATAAGACTAAGAAGGTTCAATTCGTGCTTCAGGTTGTTGATGCAGCTAACGCCAGTATGCATGATTATAGTGATAAGACTATAAATGAGCACCTAGAAAATGCTGATTGGGATACTTCAATGCAGGGTGTTGATACCTCAATTTATCCAGCTGAGCCAGTAGAGCTTTCTGCTGTAACTTATAGTTACACACCGGTTGATAATGCTTCCGGTAGTCCAAAGGCTAAGGGATATTATGAGCGCACCGGTACTTCCCCTAATTATGTCTATACGCTAACAGAGGATACAACCGTAGACGAGTCTAAGACTTATTATGAGCGGACTGCTGCTCAAGGCTAATACAACTGAATATTTTAAATTGAATATAAGAGGGTACTCTTTTAGAGTACCCTCTTTTTTTGTATGCGGGAGGTGAGTAAAATAGGTTATTTACATTTAACTTGGACTGGCTTTAATCAATATGATATCTTAAAAAATGTAAAAACAAGTATTAATAAGAAATTTAATGATAAAATTGAAAAGCAAGAAGGAATTCCTGAAAATTTTTCTGAAATAGAAGGTATTTATAATGCTCGAACACAAACTATGTCTCGACAAATAGAACAAGTTTTTCAACAAAAAGGATATGATGTAATTTTACAGACTATAGACGATGTAGCAGATAGCTTACCTTCTAATGCAAGTAAAAAGGCTAGAGATTTTTCTCGATACGCAGGAAGATTAAATGACGTGTTAATAGCATTAGAAAAAATTATTAAAGTGTCTAATCCTGAATTAAAAAAATCTAATGCAAGTGCTCTTTTTAGTTATATTGGAAAATTAAAACAGGCTATAAATGAAAAAAGTTTAATTAATATTGATAAAGATGGTGAATTTCTTCCTAAATTACGAAAATTTTTAAATACTCAAGCTTCGGGTTTAGCTTTAGAGGTTTTTTCTCAAGCTGCTCTTGTTGATGCTAATATTACAGGATTACAAGAGGTACTTCATGTTGGTAATAAAGTAGGAAAAGAGTTATTAAAAATGGATGATCGGATTCAACAAGACTATGATAAACAAAGGAGACAATTAGAAAAAATAAATCAAGAACCCGGTGTTGACGTTCTTTTAACATACAAACCAGGAGAAGGTGGGTCCTTAACCTATTCCCTTGAATCTTTTGAAGGTATTCAAGTAAAAAACTATACGGATGTAAGTTCAATTCCTTTAGGAGGAAGACTTAATACTACTTTAGGACAATTAAATATACAATCTTTTTTTGGTAACCCTGATAATTTAGTAAATGCAGCAGCTACATTTGGTAGCCAGGTTAGCGAAAAAACAGAAAATCTTCCTAAATATTTCTTTGATTTAGTTAATAATCAACAGAATCAAACTACACAATGGGAATTAAATCAAGAATGGTTAGAAGCTATAGACCAAATTCGTCAATTAGCTAGTTTAGATGCTATGGCTCATAATAATTTAGGTTATTTAAACCAAGCGATGTATTATCTTGTTAGAGACAAAAGTAATGCAGGAAAGATACGAATTATTTCAAAATATGACATTTTAAAAAATGCTCAAAAAGCTTTTAATTTTACAAAAAGAAATGATAAAGGATACAGAATATATAATTGGAAAACTGACAAAGAAGTAAATAGATATAATTATACAAAAATACATGAAAAATATTTTAAAGATGCTCCTGAAGACGATAATGAAGTTGATAAAATAAATAGATCTCAAGAAGCTTACGCAGAAATTTTAAGAACGATAGAAAAAACAAAAATATCTGTCGCTTTTAATGCCATTAGTTTTTAAGCTTGACATATAAAATATTTTGTAATATAATATAAAAAATTATATTCAAACAAAGGAGATAAAATGATTGATTTAAATTTTGAACATGAGAAAAAGCTCTCTACTCAAGATATGTATAATATTATCAGCATCGCTATTGATACTGCCGATGATGACGGTATGTTAAATAGTTTTACGTTCCAACGTGCCCTTTATGCGGTTGCGGCCGCTGTTGTTTATGATGATCAAACAGATCGAATTATGATGGGATTACCTAATTTCCCTATGTTATGGGATGAGTTAATCGCGGATAATATTATTGATAATCTTTGCAAGGATTATCCAACAGAGCTAACTGAGCTTTGTAAGATGGGTGAAACTTGGTTCAATGAATATGATGAGCATATCCATTCTAGCTACGCAGTGGTTACCGCAATTTCAGACATCGTAGAAAATTTTACAAACAATTTTAAAAAACGAGTAGAAGAGTTTCAAAATAATGAAGATATTAATAAGATAATGCAAACTGCTTCTACTTGGGGTATGGATAATAATGATCCTGGCAATGCGGTAAAAGACGAAAATATGTTCAAGATTGTGAAGTAGGACAAAATAGAATAAAAACACTCTTTTAGTTTTTAAAAAGACTATAGAGTAGAGATAAAAGTAAAGGGTAGAGTATTATCATACTCTACCCTTTTTTTTGTTTGAAACATAAGGAGTGTGATTAAGCGTGGCAAAATATACTAATGAAATTCATTATAATGTCACTACAGATTTTAAAGACAATGGGTTAAACAAGCTTAATCAAGAAATTATAAAAATTCAAGACAGATTACAGAATTTAAAGCTGGATGTTAAAGATACTGGTAGTATTGATAAAATTACAGCTAAACTTGATTTATTTAGGGATGCAATAAACCAAAGTTATAATTTTAGATTAAATACTACTGATTTAACCAAAATGAATCAACTACTTGCACAGAGTAAAGTAGATTTGCGGGAACTCGCTAGAGACTTTGCCTCATTAGGAGATCAAGGTCGTTTAGCGTTTATGCAGATTAATAATGAACTTTCTAAGTTCAATATGCAAGCTAAAAACGTATCTGCGGTAACGCAAAAAATTTGGAACACAGTTGGAAACACTGTTCGTTGGGGTATTATTTCTAATGGCTTTCAGTCAGTGTTAGACAGTGTTAACCGCGCAACTGGATATGTGAAAGAATTAGATAGATCATTAACGGATATCCGTTTGGTATCTAATTATAGTGCCCAAGAGATGCAACGATTTGCGGAACAAGCTAATAAAGCAGCTAAAGCTTTAGGATCAACAACTGTTGCTTATACAGACGCTAGCGCTATTTTCGTGCAGCAAGGTATGTCTCTTGATAATGCTGAAAAAATGGCGGATCTAACTATTAAAGTTTCTAACATTACAGGCCAAACTACATCTGAAGTTTCTGAACAAATTACCGCATGGATGAATGGTTATCAGCTACAAGCGGAAGAACTTCAAAGAACATTAGATTCTGTTGTTAAAGTTGCGGCTGTATCTGCGGCCGACACCGAAGAGATCATGACTGCCGCGAGTAAAGTAGCATCAACCGCAAGTACTGTAGGTGTTTCTACTGATCAGCTAATCGCGCAAATGGCTACTATTATTTCAACAACCCGTGAAGCTCCTGAAGCTGTTGGTAACGCAATGAAAACTATTTATTCACGTCTTAGCTCTTTAAAGCTTGGTGAGACGCTTGAAGATAATGTTACTTTAAACAGCATGACAGCTACGCTTGAAAAAATTGGTGTTCAAGTTCTTGATGATAACAATGATCTTCGTGATATGGGTACTATTATTGAAGAGCTCCAACAGAAATGGGTTGATTTAAGCGATGCTCAGAAAATGGCTGCGTCTGTTCAACTGGCTGGTCGTTATCAGCTTAACCGTTTCTTGGCATTGATGAATAACCAAGATTATTATAAGCAAATGATGAGCGCCGCAGAAGGATCAGGCGGATTCTTAGATGAAAAGCAAGCAGTATATCTTGAAAGTCTTGAAGGTCATTTAAATACATTAAAAGCTTCAATCGAAGGTATTGCGACTGTAGGATTAGACACTGATGATTTTAATGATTTTCTTGAAGTACTTACTGATATTACTGATGGTATTGGAACCGCGGTTGACGCAGTGGGTGGTTTTGGACCATTAATTCAGTCTATTGGACCTATTTTATTAAAAACATTTTCTAGTAACATAGCTGATAGTGTCACTCGATTTTCGGGTAATATTGAACAAGCTACTATGAAAATTAATAATTTAAAATATGCTAATGATCTTGCAAAAATTACTAATGATGAAATTTATAGTAGTTATGGACGAGAAAATGAAGCAATTTCAAAATTAGTATCTGAACTTACAAAATTAAATGAATTAAGAATAAATTCAAATGCAAGTCTTTCTTTAGAAAGTCAACAACAGTTGAATCAAGCTTTTGAACAAGGTACTGAAGTTTTACAAAGATACCTTTCTTTAGAGAAGCAGCAAGAAGAAGCAAGAACCAGGGCTATTGAACTTCAAGATTTCTTTCAAGTAAATGAAAAAGAAGGTTTAACAAATCTTGGTTGGTTCCAACAAATGTGGGAAGAAAATGGTATTAAAGAAGGTAATTTAATTTCACAAAAAACTAAAACACCAGGAAAAGATAGATTTGTTTTAACTGCTCAAGGGGCTGAATTACTTAATCAACAAATAAATGCTGGAGTAAAAGCAGGAGAGAGTTTTGAACTTGCTTTACAAAAAATAGAAAAAGCTTTAGGAAAAACTTTTAAAGAAGTAGAACAATTAGATCATGGAATAAATGATCTTGCTATTGGTACAGAAACTATTAGTCAAAGTTTTAATCAATTAGGTAAACAATTAACTTTTAAAGAGTTTGTTAATTCTGCTACAAGAGCAATTAGTACTCTGGGGCAATTGGTTATGGGTGTACAAATGCTTCAAGGTGCTTTTGAAAAGCTTAATGATGAAACAATTGAAGATCCAGTTGAACGTTTTAATCAAAGTATAATTGATTTAAGCCTTGGTTTAGGTATGGTTTTACCTATGTTAGGCGAAGGAGCCGATAAATTTTTAAAATATGCTAAAGCTTCTAATGTTGCTAAAAAAGCAGATGAAGAATTACAAGCAGCACAAGAACTTAAAAAAAGTATGAAAGAAGCTTATCTTGGCTTATCTGGTAATTTTATAACAGATTCAAAAGGTAGAACGCAACGTGCGGGCGGTAAAGGTTTTGCGAGTAAAAAAGAAATAGAAGAATTAGCAACAGCTAGTAAGAATTATGAAAATGCATTAAAAAATGTTGAAACAGCAAATAAGAGAGCTAAGATTGCTCACAATGCAACTTTTGGTGCAACTGCGAAAGCTATGGTCGAAACTCTTATTGGGACTGTAAATAAATTAAAAATAGCTATAGCTGGAGCTTTTAATGCACATCCCGTTCTTTTATCTCTTGGTTTAATCGCTGCTGCAGTTGGAGGTATAGCTTTAGCTTGGAACAATGTTTTTTCTGATGATGCAAAAAATAAAAAGCATCAAGAAGAATTAAATAAAAAAGCTCAAGAATTGACTGCTTCTTATGGAACTCTTAGAGATGATCTTGAAAGTGTTTATTCTAATGTTGCAGCTGCAGAAGATGCGAGAAAAGCATTAGAAACTTTAACCGCGGGAACTAAAGAGTGGGATGATAAAGTAAAAGAGGTTAATACCCATATTCAAGAAGTTCTTGATAAACATCCAGAATTATCAAAGATGTTGATAGAAACAGAAACAGGTCAAGTTCTTGATCCAGAGCAATATGCTGAATGGAAAAAAGGTCAAGAAAGAGAATCTTTTAATACTGGTTTACAAAGTGCAGCTGCTCAAGAAGCAGCAAATCCTGAACAAAATGATTTAACGATAGCGTCTATTGATTTAGGAAAAAAATATTTACAAGTTCCAGGTGTTTTAAACAATACAGAAGAAATTCCTTATGGAGCTTTAGCTGCTTATTCATATAATAATGCGGAAAGTCTTTATAATCCTTCTAATCCAGAATTAGAAGAAGCTTTAAAAAACTTAGAAAATGCTAGATATACTCTTCTTACGCAAGGAAACAACGAAAATTTCAGTTCTAATTTAGAGGCATGGGAACAAGCATATAAGCATGTAAATGAAATTTTAGGAGCTGCCTATGAACTAAGCGATAATTATTGGACAGCTTATGATATGCCGCGCCAAGAAGGAGCAGCTCGATATGCGACAACAGAGTCGCGGGCTATAAAAGATACTTATTGGCGAGATGATGATAATTCTAGTATAAGAGAACGATATAATAATGATTATGAAGCATATAGTAAAGATTATGAAGAACAATATGCAGATGCTGCGCAAGTTTGGTATAGAGAAAAAGGATATGGTGCTGTTCGTCCTTTTGAAAATATAAATGATGATTTAACTTTTTTTGATTTAGGTAATGGAAATTTTGGGTATCTTAATTTTAAAAATTCTGGTTCAGGAATAACCTTTGACGAAGGTGTTTCTACAACTAATGGTACTGCTACTATTGAAAATCAATATTCTAGTATTCTTGACGATCCCGCTAAGGCTCTTGAAGCTTTTCAAAATGATTATAACATTGCTCTTGCACAATTAACAGGCGCAGGTATTTCTAAAGAGCGAGCGACAGCTATATTAGATGCTTGGTTAAGTGGAGATCTAGAAACCTTTAATTCTTTAATAATTACATCTAAAGAACAAGAAGCTATAGAACGAGCAGAATCATTAGGTGCAAACAGCGCATATGGTTTATCTAAAATTAAAGGTGCTAATATTCTTTTTAGTAATGATAATCCTAAAGATGTAAGTTTTACTTCATTTTCAACAATTTTTGAACAAATTGAAAAAGAATTAAAAGATAATAAATTTTCAGAAGAAGATATTGAAAGTTTTCAAGAAGGACTACCTTCTTTTGTTTCTGAATTTTTTAACGGTAATGAGCTTGACTTTGCTAGCTTTATTGAAGAAATGGGTGGAATAACTTCTTTTTATTCTAATTTTGAAGAAATAAAGAATTTATTCCAAAAAGGATTTTCTGCAAAAGATGTTAAAGATCAACTAGATATTTCAGAATGGCAGCATAGTTTAGATGATAATAAAGCAGCTCTCGAAGGATATTTAGGTAAAGATCAACAATTAATTGATAATATAACAGAAAGTTTCGTTGAAGCTACTGGTCAAGCTGATAAATTTAGTGATGAACAAAAATCTACATATGCACTTTTAACTGTTGCTTCTCAGAATGCGGCTAAACATTTATTAGAAACTTATAAAGATGCTATTGAACAATTTAATTCAGAAGATATAATTATACATGAAACAGGATTTAGATCTTTACAATTAGATTTAAGTAATCTTTTAGGTATTCCTTTTGAAAAAATTACAGAAGATTACGTACAACAACTTATTGATGAAGATCTTCTTGAGGGCATGTTTACCGGTGACAGCAAAGCAATTCAAACTGGTCAAGAACTTTGGCTTGCAGGAATTGAAGGTGTTGATCAAGCTATAGCAGAAAGAGTTGTAACAGCTAGAGACCAAATTGCAGAATCTCCAGATGAATTCAGCGATATATTAAATGGAATTTTAAATGATAAAACTCTTAATATTACGCCAGAAATAGAACAAGCTATTCTAGCAATGTTTAATTCAATGCGACTTGAAGATGGAACCATTGTTCAATTTGATATAGGCGTTGGAGAAGCTACGGTTGCTTTGAGTGATTTTGCTAAAGCTTTAACAGATACGGATTCTGAAATAGGAAAAGCAATAGCTCAAAAATTAGGGTCTAATGTTGATATAAGCGAAGAAACTGCTAAAAATATAGAAGATGCTTATCGTTCTACTTTAACTAATTCTGATTATATTTATGGTTTTAATGATAATCAAGCTGCTCAAATTTTAAGCGCATCAATTGCTAATCCAGAATTATTAGAAAAACAATATTTAGATCAAATTAAAGCTCTTTATGGTGAAGGCAGTAATGGATATACTCTTGAAGAAGCAATTCAAAAAGTTATTCAAGATATTCAAGATAATAATTGGTTTTCTAATCGAGCGGGCTGGACAAAGAAGGCTCAAGAACTTGGTTTAACTTTAGAAGAATTTGAAACTAAAGTTAATAAATATAAAGAAGATCATGGATTAGAAAATCTTGATGAAGCTGCGCAAAAACTTGCAGAAGAACTTCAAGAAGAAGCAGAAGCAAATAAAAAAACAAGAACAGATGCAGTTACTGCTATTAAAGGAATACGTCAATTTGGTAATGAAAAAGATATTCAAGCGGCTGTTGATCAATTAAAATTAGATCAAATTTCTGGGTATATTGAATGGTTACAACAATCTGAAAATATTGGTAAAGAAGCTAATGCAGCTTCTGCCCAAGAATATCAAGAATCATTAAATAAAACTCCTTGGTGGTCTACTGACACAAAACAAGCTGAACATATTAAAGAATTAGGTTATGATTTAGATAAATATAGCCAATATTATCAAGAATTTCTTAAAAAATATGAAGGTAATTTAGAAGCTGCGGCAAATCTTGCTGTAGCTCAACTTGAAAACGAACAACGTATAGCTGAGCTTGAAGAACAAAAAGCTAAAGAAAAAGAAGCTCAAACAAAATTAGAAGAACGTCAATTAGCAGCACTTAAAGCAGGGCAAGGAATAGCTGAACAATATCGATCAAAAGAAGGTTTTAGTTTATCAACTGATATGGCTGATATGCCTAAATTGAAAGATTTCAAAGAATCTTTCGCAACGATGCTTGGAGAAACAGTTGATAGTTTAGCTGAACAAGGATTTACTGATGAAGATTATGTTAGAATAGCTAATTCACAAGAATTCCAGTCTCTAATGAGAGACGGTAATATGAATTACTGGGATGACGTAATTGGAATGATGACAGATGCTGGTTATAAAACGAATAATCTTAAACTTAATCTTGTTGATTTCTTCAAGGCTGTTGTTCAAAAAACAGAAGAAACAAAAGAAGTAGTTCTTCGTAGTCTTCAAGATATAATAACTAATTTCCTTCAAATAGTTCAAAACCTTAATGAAGGCGATATAATTTCCGCGGATAAATATGATGCATTAGTTGAACAACTTGGCAGTGAAGCTGTAGATAAGTATTTTACTACTATGGCTGATGGTACGCATATGCTTGTCGGCGCAGCAGATGAGTTTAAACAAAATGCAATGAATACTGCGCGCGTTCAAATTGGTGAACAACTACAACAAGCTATTTCAAGAGAAAAAGACAGTAGAATTGCAGATTATGGAGATAATTCTGAGTTAGCTCCATCTGATATAGGTGGCAATTATCATTCTGATGATGTTAAAATGTTTACTGAGATGGAATTTTCAACTGCGGAAACTCTTGAACAGTTACAACATTTTGCAAAAGCAACAGAAGAAATGGGCGTATCTTCAAAAATTATTTTAGATGCTTATAACGAAAACCTTCTTCGTTTAGGTATGAATTATGAAAATGCGACAGATGAAGTTAAAGCTTTTAAAGAAGCTCAAGCAAGTGGGAATGAAGAAAGAATTGCAGCTGCGCAAAGAGATCTAGAAGGATCTATTGCTATTGGTGAAGATCAATCACTTAAAGAACTTGATTTAGATCCAACTGAAATTGATGATTATGCAGATCATCTTCAAGACTTAGCCGCGATGGAGGAAGATGCTTATCTTGGAGGAGAAAAACTAGCAGATTCTCTTGAAGAAGACGAAGAAGCCGCGGCAATGCTTTCTAAACAGCTCAGTCGTATGAACAGAGCCGTAGGTACTCTTGAAAAAAATTGGGATGATTGGGCAGACGTACTTCAAAATTCTTCTAAGGGTAGTAAAGAATATTTTGATGCTATGCAATCAACTCGGTCAGCAATGTCTGATCTTTTAGATATTTCAGAAGATTTTATTTCTGCTGATTTAGTAGATAGTCTTGCTAATAACGCTGAGAACATGGAACTAATGCAACGTGCGGCCGAGGGCGATGGAGAAGCCATCGATCAATTGCGGCAACTAGCATTAAACGATATCATTGTAAAAATTACAGAAGATAATCAACTTGATCCAGACTTTTTATCTACTCAAATAGCCGCAATTCAAGAAATGCTGCCAGATATTGAAGTTGGAGCAACAGTTGATGATACTGCTTTAATTAATGCATTACAAGAAATGATCGACCAAGCTGGAATGACTAAAGATCAAGTTAATGCACTACTTGGTAGCATGGGATTTGATGCTAATTTTGTAACAGATCAACAACCTGTTGAAACTACTATTCCTGTCTATACAACTCATTATGCTATGAGTAATAAACAAACTCATGAAGTAGCAAATGGAGATGGAACAACTGGTACTGTAGAAACCTATGATCTAGAAAACTGGACAGAAGTAACTGGACACCGCACTGTTGAAGGCACGGCTGCAGAATTTGCTATGTCAACTTCTGCTCCAGGAGAAGGTGGCGGCACTCCTATACTTGGAAGCATTACTCGTAAAGCTAGTGGCTCTGCCAATAACTATTCTAGCTCTAACCGTGGTGGCAACGGCGGTGGAGGTAAAGGCTCTGGCGGTGGAGGCGGCGGTAAAGGCGGCGGTGGTTCTAGCAAAAAGAATCAAGCTGATCCAATAGAAAAAGAAAAAGACCGCTATCAAAAAGTAAATGAACAAATTGCTAAAACTGTTGCGGAGTATGATCAATTAACAGAAGCTCAAGATCGTTTACTTGGTCCTGAACTTGCAATGAACCTTGAAGAGCAAAATGAAAAGCTCGAAGAGCAAATTGATCTTCAAAAAGAAAAATTGCGGATCCAACGTGAAGAGCAGCGCGATCGTCAAAAAGATCTATCTCAATATGGTATCCAGTTTAATCCTGATGGTACTATTTCAAATTATTCAGAAGTATGGGACGCGCAAAATGCAAAATTAGAAGCTGCGCGCCAAGCTTATAATGGTACTGACACAGATGATGAAGCTGCGAAAGAAGCCTGGGAAGCTGCGCAAGCTTATTTTGATGATTTTGCAGAAGGTATCACAAAATATGATAGCTTACTTGAAAGTATTTATGATACTAATTCTGAATTACAGAATTTGCGGAACGCGATAGACGATCTATCAAAATCTATCGTTGAAACAGCTTACGATTCACTTAATTCTCTCCAAGATCTAGACGATACAATGGCAGAGGTTAGATTAAATCTTTCTGATCCTTTCGGTGACGATATTTGGAAACAGCTTGAGTCTGCAACCGATAGACTCTCTGATTGGTTCCAGATGGATGAGGAGTCCGCAAATACCGCGTACAATTCATTAATTAATCAAGCTCAAAAGTTAATGGATAAAACCACTGATAAAGCAGAAAAAGAATCTTTACAAAGATATATTGATAATGCTAGAAGTGATTTAAATTCTGGTTCTACTGGTTATCTTGATATGTGGAACGCGCAAACTAATAATCTTCTCAAAGAATATAATGATCTTATGACTACTGGATCAAATAAGAGCGGATTAAGCGCAGGTAGCTTACATGAATTAATGGATACCGCTTTTGGAGACGGAGCTGAAAAACTAGGTAGCTTAGTTGACCAACTTCAAAAAGCTCGAGATCTTGCGCTCGACGCTATGGACGAAATTAATGATAAGTTTGAAGATAGAAAAGAGCAATATGAAGTAATTAATGATGAGCTTGAGCATCAACTTGAACTTTCAGAAATGCTTCATGGAGATCAAGCTTATGCAGAACAAGAAAAAGTACTTCAAGCGCAACTTAATAATTCTAAAGGTCAACTAGGAATTGCGGCTGAGCAAGTTAAACTTTATGAAGCTTGGTCAAAGAACGCAATTGAAGGTACCGAAGAATGGAAAAAGGCTAATGAGTTATTAACAGACGCGCAAAAAGATTATAATGAGCAAGTAGAAAAAGCAGTTGAGCTTACGCAAAAGCTATATGAAAATACAATTAATTCACAGCTTGACAAATGGATTCAGAACGCTCTTGGTAATGATATGGATTGGGTCCAAGAGGAATGGGAATTAATCCAACGTAATGCTGAGCAATATCTTGATGATGTTGAGAAAGCTTATAATATTCAAAAGCTACAAAATAGCTATGAAGATCTTCTTAATCAATCTAATCAATTAGATATCCAACAACAAATCACAGATCAAATGAATCAACAGCTTGGATATTTGCGCGGAAAGACGCAATTATCTAAGTATGATGTTGATTACGCGAACGCGCAGCTCGAGATTCTTCAACGTCAGATTGCGCTTGAGGAAGCTCGCCGCAATAAGAATCAGATGCGGCTGTCCCGCGATGCACAGGGCAATTACAGCTATGTGTACACCGCAAATAGAGACGATGTTAATAATGCGGAAAGTGGTTTGTTAGATGCTCAGTTTAATGCTTATAACTTATCTAAGCAAAACATTATTGACTCTCAATCAAATGCGTTGTCCGCGCTTAATGATTTCTACAGTAGCGCGCAAGCCATAGCAACAAATTATAATTTGTCTGAGGAAGAACGTGCGGCAAGATTACAGAGTCTTTGGGATTACAACAGAGAATATCTCCAAGGCTGCGCAGAACAACTTGGTACGTCTTTTGAAAATATTCAAAATGACTTCTATGGTATGGTTGACGCGCTTGAAGATATTAATGAAGGTAATTTAACTGAGTGGACGCAAAGACTCAAAGATGGTACGATGGACATGACGATGGTCATGAGTGAAATTTTATCAGATGCTATCTTTGACTGGTTAACTAAATTTGAGAACTTCGAGCTTGACACTTATGCTGTTATAAGCCAGATGCTTGACTCTTGGAACGAATATACCACGGGGCTAACAGACATGGGAGCTTCTGTTGGTGAGACTATTGGTGATATTACAGAAGCTACTCAACAATGTGTTGAACAGACAAATAAACTCACTGAATCTCAGAGTGGATTCTTCGATTTACTAGAAAAACAAGCTGGAACTGTTGATAATTATCTTACTCAAATGCAAGGTTATGCTGATACCATAGCAAATCTTGAAGGTCAAATGTCTCAGTATAAAGACAATATGGAGAAGCTTGAAAAGATTCTTCGTGAAAACTATATTAGTTATGAACTTAATGGCGAGCTAGTAGATAATAGCAAGAAGCCATCTGGAGGAAATGGCGGCAATGGTAAGGGCGGATCTGGTAATGGATCTGGAGGAAAAGGTTCTGGTGCTGGAGGAAAAACTTCTAATGGAACTAAATTTACCAACGAAGAATTAATTGAAGGCGTTGCTGGTAACATTTGGACCTATGGTTCTTGGGCAAATGATCCAACAAGAGCTGGTGATCTTGCTAGGAAGTTTGGCGCGGATATGGCTGTTGCAATTCAACAGTTTGTAAATAGAGGAATGGAAGCTTTAACACATGACTGGACTACGGGATACTATCGCCAATTTGGTATTGACGCTTTTGCTACTGGTGGATATACTGGTAGTTGGGACGGCGGGGATGGCAAATTAGCTATCCTTGACAGCAAAGAATTAGTACTTAACGCAAAAGACACTGAGAATATGCTTGCGGCAGTTAACCTTGTGCGCGAAGTCGTTCGATCGATGCAAGGTACAACATTATCTTCAGGACTTAGTTCTTTAAATGGAGCATTTTCTTCAGCGGCGTCTACTGTTGATCAAAATGTTACTATCACAGCTAATTTCCCGAATGCTACAAGCGAAAGCGAAATTAAGTCTGCTATTCTTGGTCTTGTTGATCAAAGTGTTCAATACAGCGCCCGCACTAAACCTACGGGTAAAGTTTTCTAATTTGGACAATTCAATAAAAAGAATCTCTAGTAAAAATTAAATACAAATAGAATATTAGAGATAAAATGAGTAAGAGGGGAGAACTCTATGTTCTTCCCTCTTTTTTTGTTAAGGAGGTCAAGGTGTCTAACGAGATTCAAGAAAAGTTACTTGAAGCTATTGATGTTTTAATTAACAATAGATTAAATCAACTTGACTCTAGTACGACAATAACTGCCACTATTACCGGAGTATTAAATAATTCAAATACTCAATATAGTTGTGAAGGTAATGGTGATAAGTTTAATGCAACATCGGCAGAAGATACTTCCTTTGCTATTGGAGATTCTGTCTATGTTTTAATGTCAAATGAGAGAAATCTTATTTTAGGGAAAGTTGCGGCTGACGATACTGCAGAAGCGACTCTTGCTATAAAAAATAATTATTATTCTTTAGGAGGAAATTTTTCTACACTAGAGAATTATCTTGGTGCAGTAGGAATTTCTTCTTATAAGAAATCAGATGGTAAACTTATTTATGAATTAAATAATGAGAATAGTTTAATTAATTTTTCAGATTTAGAGTTAGCTAAATTTGCTAGATATTTAACTGAATCAGATGCTTTATTATTACAAGCAACTTTTCAGACAAACTTACCAATCCAACAAACCAGAAATGTAACTGGTGTTTATGGATTAAAAGTTGTTTTAAACTTTGAACAAGATGATGTTCAATGGACAAAAACTTTATATTTAAATAGCTCAACGATGGCTGGCAATCCTTATCAATATACTTCACCTACTCAGCAATATACAATTTTTAAATTAAGAGAAGGTGAAGGTCGAGCTTTTAAAAATATCCAATCTATTGAGTTTATTGGCGGTAATTTTGTAGCGATTGATGATGCTACTAAAGAAGATGAAAATATATTTTGTTCAAATATAAAATTAACTTGTCTTGAACCAATAAATAAAACAGATGGCTATTATATTGTTATTAATGCGCCAGAAGGTAGTTGTTTTAATACCACTGGTAATATTGCGGATGAGAGTCTGACTATCACCGCAGAAGCGTATTATAATAAAACAAATATTTCTGCTGCTTGTAATTATTCTTGGTTTGTACAAGATGGTAGAATAGACGTAGGTAATATCGATTATCGAGCTGCCGCAGGTGCGGGATGGCGATATATTGGATCAGAAGATATTGCAAAAGTATTCTTAGCATCTGAAAATCAAGCAGAGAAAAATAATTATTTATGTATAGCTACGTATAATAATCAGATTATTATTAAACAGCCTTTTAATTTATTTAACATTGCAAGTAATTTGTCTAATGTTAAAATTTATTCTGTTGATGGAAAAGTCAATTTTTCTTTTAACAATGCTATGGCTAATTTGCTCTGCACAATAAATGATGATACTATTTTTAATACTTCATATTCTTTTTCTTGGTATAAAGTAGAAAACGGTATTTATAATTTAATTGTAGATGAAATTACTGCAAAAGCTAATTACGAAAGAATGAAGCAAGCTCTCCAAGAGAAGAAAGCTAGTATACTAGATGTTTCTAATGCTTCAAGTGCGGTTAACGCAAGTAAAGGCGTCATAATTACGAGTAATAAATTAAGCTATCCTGTTAAAAACATTATTGAAGATCAAATTACTTTTGTTTGTCAAGCATACCGCAATAATGTTTTTATCGGGCAAGGTAATATTACTTTAACTAATACAAAAGATAGTACGAATAAAATAGTAGTAATTGAAAATGGCAATCAAGTATTTCAATATAATGAAGCAGGCGTTTCTCCTTGCTCGAGTTCAGCAAAGCAGGTACAAGAAATTTTACCACTAACCGCGCAAGCTTTTAATATGGTTGATGATCCTGTTTCAAATAATGATATTCGTTCTGTCACTTGGAGATTCCCATCAACTTCAAAATCCATGATAGTTCCTCCTGCGGAAGCAGAACTATCTAATGAAAATTATTATATTAATACTACAATTGATCAGCCAGTTTCTTTTACGATTAAAGATAATTATGATATATTTGCTACAGAAAATCAAATAACAGTAATTATACAAACTAGATCAGGTATTGTATATACTGGTTCTACTAATTTTACGTTTACAAAAATTGGTAATTTTGATAATAATGGAACTGACTTAGTTGCAAAAATTAAACCAACTGCAAATGTAGACAACTTGATTTTGTATTTAAATAAGAGAAAAGATGAAACTTCAAATCATTTTTACGAAGATTGGGTAGATGAAAATGGCGATCCCCAACCATCTTCTATTAGAATTAATGTTTTATATGACGGTATAACAAATAAAGAACTTTCTCCTAGTGAAAAAGATAATGACAATACCGATCAAGATAATACTGATCAAGATAATTTTAAATCAGTTATAGAAGCTTTAAAGTCTTTAGAGAATATTGTTGATAGAGCTTCTAAATGTGAAAACTGGGCTGAATATATAAAACAAAAATATTTATCTAATGATAATAATGATATTGATGCAGAAACTAAAAGGGCAAGTCGCACACTCTATCTTGATTTGCGGCAAGTCGCTAGAAATATGAAAACAGTTGATGAATTATTATTTGATTATTTAGATAATTATAAATCAACTTTTACTTTTAATAAATGGAATATTAATGAAGAGAAACCTAGTTTAAAGGTTACTCTTTATCAGTCTGGTGTTGAGGTTACTCCAACAAGAGTAAGATGGAGTATTTTAGGAAGCACTACCAGATCTAAGTTTTTGCGGGTCGCCGCTAAAGAAGGTGATTTCACACAGTGTGAAATTAGTGCAAGAACAATTACTAATCCTTCAAATGATGAAGATCCTAATACAATAGATGTTGGTACAATAAACAATCTACTTATTCAAGCAGAAGTAACATTAGTAGATGAGCAAGGAATAGAAAATACTTGTTA